GTAGGTATAAACTTTTTTTATTAAAATTTTCAATGTATTCTGCTCTACGGAATAATTCTAATACAGCATCAGCTATTTGCATATCTCTTTTTTTGGGAAAGAAATTTTCTAAATGTTTATCCCAATACTCTAACATTCTTATATTAAAGGTTCTATGTTCATCATTACGAACTTCTTCTCTAAAATTATTTTCAGTATCCCAACTTTCGGGTAGTGCAGACATTATATCCGTATCTTTATATCTTTTGTAATTTGCGTTGTTATTTAAGATAAGATAGTTTCTTGCAACAATAGTAAAATAAGAGAATGCCTTTCCCTTACCATTTTTATACATATGAATTTTCTCAATCATAAATGCAACAACTTCGGCCATTACATCCTGTGGGTCATCATCAAAGTATGTAAACTTCCATTTGTTATAAACTATTTCTGCTAATTTTTTAAATGCAGAATCAATTCTTTCTCTATAAATTCTATCCTTTACCATTTGGTCGGTAGTAATATTATATTCTATGATAGCATCTTCGGTATCTTTTGTAAAATATTGTCTGTTAGGTCCTCTTTTTCTTGGCATTATCTTTGAGTTTTAAATCTTTCAATAGTTTCTTTTATTTGATAAAATATAGAACCTACATCATCATCTTTCTCAAACATTTGGCGTTGGTCAATTTGCCTCAATGCTTCCAGTAATGCTTCGTTTCTGTTGATTTCTGTTTGAATAAATTTATCATATTCTTCGAATTCATCTTCATATTTTTCTAATTTTTTTAATAAATTAAAAATAATAAAAATACAAAATACAAATAATATCGATATTAATCCTAATGCTATTTCCATAATTATACTATTTCATATCCTTTTAAAAAATAATCGTTTGCTTTTTTATACTTAACTTCTACCATATCTCCCTCTGGTGATTTCATTACAACTTTATCGTTTCTACCATATGTTTGATTTTTAACAACCGTTGTTGTGTAAACTCTATCTTTGATAGTAAACCCGTCTAAATGGTCAATTTCATGCTGAACAATCACCGTCATCATTGTTTCTTTTGAAATGTGTTCATTTTGTTTATCACCTTCTGGATTAATTTCAAAAGTCATTTCACCCATATTATCCGTATCAATTACCACTTTACATGCTCTAATTGTTCTAACCGGTTTTGTAAGTGTTGATGGAATTGAAAGACATCCTTCGTAGAAAAGAAACCCATCTTTAGATTTTTCTTTAATAACAGGGTTTAATAAAAATAGTTCTTCATCACCAAATTGGATAAAACATGCTCTTTTTTTAATTCCCAATTGTGTTGCAGATATTCCTAAACCTGGATGTTTTTTTAAACCTTCTTCCAATTGTAATCTTAATTGGTCAGATTCTTGTTGATTCATTTCTGTTTTTAGACATGGTGTTTTAAGATATTCTCTGAATTCTTTTGTTTCAAATCCTCTACTGTCTTTGTCGATTATTAATTTCATTTTTATATTATTGTTTTTATGTTTTTTTGTGTTTTGATTTTTTTTTGTTTTAACGTACAAAAAAATGTAAAAGTTAATCTACCATTATTAATATTATTACCAAATGCATTTTTTAAAGAATGTAATTGATATCCCGAATAAATAATCAATCTATTATATACATTTTCTAAATAACCCGTTTCAATGTTTAATTTGTTATAAAAAGATGTACCTGAACTTTTTGGTGGGTCTGGTGTCATATATAGAACACCGGCATAATCACACAACCCATCTTTATGTATGTTGTCTATACCCGTATTATTTTCTTCCAATGTATAATGAAAGAAACAATCTATTTTACAATTTTTAAAAATCTTATTATTTTTAATTAATTCATTTTTTATTTTTTTTTGTAAATCGGTAGTTAATTCGTTTTTTGATAAACATCGATATCCTTTCCATCCACCCAAACTTGGTGATGATTTTGTATATTCTAATAATAATGCGTTTTTTCTTACTTCATTAATATTTTTTAAAAAATTATCAATAATAATAATGTTTGTTATCATTTTTTTAATCCGTATTTTATAAATTTATACCAAATTCTTTCATGAATGTAGTATTGAATGGGTTTGTAAACCAATTCTGCTACACCAAATGCGGCACCTACTTTAATTGAACCACTTACCCACCACATTATAAGAAATCCTATTAAAGTGCTTATAATTCGATAAGATATGGTTTTTGCTATATGTCTTTTAACTAACGGCATACTCTATAATATCTCCATCGGTATCCATATACCCTTGTCTAATTTTTGTTCCACTAATTAATTCTATATCAGCTGGTGGTGGGTGATTAATTACATCATATCCCACACCTCTACCATAGTTTACACTTTCAATATCCGGAATGATAGAAATCATAATCTTATCTGAATTTTCTATGAAGAATTTTTCCTTTGATAAATCTATTAGTACTTGATGTGCCGTCTTTGGATTATTTTCATCAACTTGTACATCTCTAATTGCAACCCAAACATTCTTTCCTTTATCTAATTGTTGTCTAATCAACCATTCGTGTCCTGCGTGCCATGTTTGCCACCTTCCGATGTATAATGCGTATTTTTTCATATTATATTAATGATTTATTTGATTTGTTTTTAATTTTATAAATTTTAATATTGCTAACTCCTTTCCTTTTGCTTCAACCATAATGTCCAAATCCAACCCGTATGTATCGGGGAGGGTATTAATAAGATAGGAATGTGCTTGTGGTTTTTCTTTTGGATTGTTTTCATGTAATCGTTTTGATTCGGAATAATGAACTTCTTGTGTAATACCGTTTGGCCACGTTGTTGCTGCTAATTTTAATGCCTGTTCTTCAGAAAGGTCACCTGTACAAAATTGATGGTGATGGTAATCGAATACAATCGGTATACCGGTCTTTTCGTGAATATACATCAAATCCTTAACAGAATACATAGAACCCTTATCATCATTTTCAATTGTAAGCCTCTTTTTAACCGAATTAGAACACTTATTGAAATTGGTGATAAATCTATCCATAGCACTCTTTTTATCCCCATATACCCCATTACAATGGATATTAATGTTGTTATATGTTGTTTTAGATAATCCCATCATATCAAATATTTTCCCATGCAATTCCAAATCAGCAATTGTATTGTTTACAACCGTTTCATTTGGTGAAGTAAGTACACAAAACGGACCAGGGTGAGAATTTATACGCATATTCCAAAATTTAGCGTAATCACCTGCTTTTTTAAGTTCAGACTTAATTTCTTTGTAATCCTTTAATTGTGTTAAATCAATATGGTCACCCCATGGTATGATTGCAGAAGATAATCGGAAGAAATAGATACCATTTAATCTATTCCACTCCAATATTTTTATAATATCTGTCGAATTTTTAAGTGCAAGTTCGGAAACATAATCCAAACCTTTGGCCTCAAACGTTTTTTTAATCATAGCACGATTAGTAGAAACTTTCTTACCCATCGTCATATTAATACATGCATATCCTATATTCATAGAATGTAATATACGAAAAATAACCTAAAATACCAAATTATTAATAAGTTTTAATATTTTCTTCTTCTTGTCTTAATTTACTTAATTCTCTAGGAGTTCCACCTTTATTTGACATCCAATAATTAACCGCTTTTGGATTATTTATCCATAATTTTCTATTATGCCATGGAAATTCAGGATGCATCCAATCTTCCCATTTTAAATTAAGAGATTCTCTTTCTTCTGTTGGATTATTTTCTACTATAATCGGAACTTCTTCTTCTTTTGTAGAATTTTTTCCACTATCTTCGGTATTTTGTGAAATATTTTCCACTATATCCTCTTTTTTATCACCATATACCTCATATAACCCCAATTTTTCATCATTTTCCATCATTTCAACCAAAACCTCTTTTTGTTTACGTTTTTTATCTGAAACCAAACCATTGAAAGCGATAATCAGAGCTACTGCAAGTGGGTCAAATACAATTACAATCAAAAATATAAAGAATTTTACCACATTTTTCAATTCTATACCAAATGCTTCGGCCACAAAACGAAATCCACCGACTTCTTTCTCTAAATCTAAATTTTGGAGTTTAATTTCGTTAATTTTTTCTGTATTTTTAGCATTTTCAATTTGCAACCCATCAATTTTTTTGTTAAGTTGAGTAGTTTGTTTATCTTTATTATCAATTGAACGTAAAAGACGAGAATTTACCTTACCTTTATCTAAAATTTGCAATTGTGTTGAAGATAGTTGACCTAATTGAGTATTTAATTGATTTATCTGTGAAGTATTTTGGTCTATTTTTGTTTGATAAACGGCAATTTCTCTATCTACTACTTGTAATTTGAGAGATTGTGCCTGAAATGCGTTTGAAAGATAACCAAAAATGCCGGCGGAAGTGATTAACATTAAAACTGCAACTGAAATTGTAAGATACCACTTATTAAAACCACCAATTTCACCCCATTTTTGTTTCAAATATGTTGCTGCAACTAATTTTGCTAATTCTAATGCAGATGCCATTATCATTACCGATAGTGAAGCTCCGGCAAATAATACACCCAATCCAGTTACCGAGAAATAAGCTGCACAACCGGCGATAATTAGTGCAGAAAGTCCGACTAAAATTTTAAGCCAATTCATTATCTATTGATTCTTGCTAGTTCTGATACTCTTTCTACAATTTTTTGAGCATCATCAATTGTTTGATTGATATCGGATGGTGATAGTTGTTGTGCACCATTTGCTACATTCTTTAGAATGCGCAGTTTTCCATTCAATGCATCTAATAATGTTTGTATTTTTTCGTTATATATCATATGTATAAATATTTTCTAAATGAAAAAAGGGTAAAGTGATTACACCTTACCCTTTAAATCTACAAAAAATAACTGAATTAACCAACTTTTATGGTTAATTTTTTTGGTTTGGACTCTTCTTTTCTTTCTACCACAATTGATAAGATACCATTTTTAATTTCCGCTTTTGCATTTCTACCATCTAAATCTTTACCCAATGTGATTGTTTCATTGATGTTTCCAATCAATTGGTCTACTGCTGTTTTTTCTTCTTTTGTTTCTTTTTTTGCAGTTACTTCAATTTTATCTTCATAACAATTGATTTCTACATTTTTAGGCTCATGCCCTAAAACCGATAATGCAATAAATGCTTTATCATCTTTTACCTCTACTGCAAATTTTGAAGGTACATAAGTTGTTGAATGGTTTTTCCAAATTGGAGAATCTGTTTCAAATAAAGTATTAAATACTTTATCAAAGTTTGTGTAATACATAATTTAAGTTTTTTTAGTTAAACAATATACTACTATTGTTCAAATACTATACCACCCCTTACTTTATAACAAACTTATGACAAAACAACCTTTACTTTGTTACAAATCGGAAATTGTGTCATTAAATTACGTTGTCTTGTCTTTCAATGATTGTAGACATGTGGTCTGCCCAATGCATAATGAATTGAAGTTTGTAAACCAATTGTTTCTTTAAATCGTGACCGGCTAAATACTTTTGATTATCCTCATCATACATACCATCAGTAAGTTTGATTGCAAAATATTCTTTCTCATTATACTGAATACCATAGTGATTCAATGTAAAGAAAGTTCTATCGGTTAAGGTCATATATGGAATATTCTCATTACGAACAAATAAAGTTCCGTATTTCTTTTGAGACCATTCTTCTTGATTTGGTAAATAGTGCAATTCACCTTTAATACCCAATTTTCCTAAATCGTGATGTAAACAACTGAACACCAATTCTTCTTCCGTAAAATCAATGATACCACCTTGTGCAACGAATAAATCTCTCATTTTAAGAGCATTCTTTGTTACATTAAAAATGTGGTCAATATATCCACCAATATATGCGTTATGATAATGTTTTGAACCAGATGCTGCAGATAGTGTAAGATTGATTCCTAATTCTTCTTCGGAATACATATGGAGTAATTTCTCTAATCTTTCTCCCTTAAAATACTTTTTGATAACTGCGATAAACTTATCGTAATTTTGCTTTAATTCTTGCTCTGT